CAATCCGGCGTCCCTTGTAACCACACCGAACGACGTGAAAGCTGGTACGATATTCCTTAAGACTCACCGTCATACTGGTGTCACCGCTGGTACGGCAACATCCGGGACGCCTACACCATGACAGTTCGACGCCTCGACGACGAAACCGGCGACATCGTGACCAGCGGTCAACAGTTCCTGACGGGCCGGGAAGAGATCGCGCAGACGGTGAAAACTCGTCTCGCGCTGTTCCTGGGTGAGTACTTCCGGAACATTACCGACGGTACGCCGTGGTACGAACAGATCCTCGGCAAGTTCACGAGCTTGGACGTCGCCGAGTCGGTGCTGCGTGTGCGGATCGCCACGACCCCCGGCGTTGTCCGGTTGACCAGTTTTGACACAGATTTCGATATTGATTCCCGCAAGTACAGCGTGACTGCCGGGATACTTACCATTTACGGCGTCGACGAGGTAACTTTTAATGGCTGAAGTCACGGCGCAGGGGTACGCCCTCAAGACCCAAAACGATTGGTTCGACGAGGAACGTCAGCTCTATCTCGACATTGACCCCGCGTGGAACCTGGACCCCTCGACACCAGACGGACTGAAACTCGCTCACGATGCAGAAGTATTCGGTGTGTTGGATGAGACGCTGCAACAGGCGTACAACTCCAAAGACCCGAACAAAGCCGTGGGTGTCGATCTTAATGTGATCTGCGCGCTGACTGGCACCACCCGCTCCGAGGGTACGCCGTCGAACGTCGCCGTGACGCTCATGGGTACTGACGGAACAATCGTGCCAGCCGGTAAGCGTATCGAGTCGTCCACCAACGGTTCGCGCTGGACAATCGACGAGACGGTGACGCTCACAGCCGGTACGGCAACCACTACGGCAACCTGCACCGTTACCGGCCCCACTCAGGCGGACATCGCCACGCTCACCAATATCGTCGACGTGGTAGGCGGCTGGACGGGCGTCAACAACCCCAGCGTGGCCACCCCCGGCACCGATGAACAACTCGATTCATCACTGCGAATCGAGCGGGCAACGGCGGTCGGACGCCCAGGCAATAACCAGATCGATTCGATGTATGGCGAACTGTACGCGGTGAGTGGTGTACGTCATGTCAAGATTTACGAGAACGATACGAATAGCGCAGCATTTGACGCAGTGAATAACCCGTACAGTCTCCCAGCGCATTCGATCTCGATCATCGTCGACGGCGGTGCAATTGCAGATGTAGGTATGGCGATCTACGTCAAGAAAAACCCTGGCGTACTGCTGAACCAGTCGGGCACCCCTGTCAGTACCACGGTCATATCGCCAAAGTACCCAACTAATTCCAAGTTGGTGCGATGGGCCACACCATTGTATCTGGACATGATCGTTGCGGTCACCGTGAAGAATGACGGGACGCTGCCGACGAACATTGCGGATCTCATCGACGAGGCGTTCCTCGAGTTCACAGTGGGTACGCTCGTACCTGCGGGTGATGGGTTCAAGCAGACAGGTTTTGACATCGGTGAGAGCGTTCCATATCTGACACTGACCACACCCATCAACAAGGTACTCGGTGAATTCGGTAACAGTTATATCCAATCGTTCACCGTCAATGGCGGTACATCCAATGTGGCGATAGCGTTTAACCAGCTCTCACGCTGGACGGCTGTCAACATCAGTACGACGGTGGTGTGATGAATATCCCTGACCGGATCTACGCCCAGTACCGGAACAAACCCAAGGCCGTAGCGTGGTACGCGATCACGCGTGAACTTGCCGCTGAGATCGACACGGCTGCGCAGGCGGTGCGAGGATCGTATGACATCGATAACAACGTCGGCGCACAGCTTGACGTTATCGGTCGAATCGTCGTTGCTGATCGTAACTTTCTTGCCAATACCCCGTTGGTCGTGACCCAGTTCGGCGATGTCGATGCCGAATTCGGCGATCTTGACGCGGTGTTCAGCGCTCTGAGTATCAGCACGGATTCGGAAATGTCGGATGAGTTCTTTCGACTGGTCATTCGTGCAAAAATCATCAAGAACAACAGTGACGCCACAATCGAATCGATCCTTGACGGGGTTACGTTCCTCATCCCCGGTGCGAATGTCATCCGTGTTATCGACGGTGAGGATATGTCGTTCGGTATCGAGTTCAATGGTAATCTTACTGACCTCCAGCGATGGGCGTTACTGAACGCAAAATTAATACCAAAACCGCAAGGTGTCCATTTCAATGGGTTCCTTGATAGTTACATCCCTTCGGAATTTGGTGACACTGACGCTGAATTTGGTGACCTCGACGCACAATTCCACGGTTATGTAGGAGTTTGACGCATGGCTTTACAACGTGACACGCGGTATCCGGGTCGCTGGACGACCGGTAACTCGGCGCACCCCCAAGGTGCGTTTAAAAACCGCTCCGCCCCCGGTGCGCTTGACGGTTCATATATTGAACAGGATTGGGCGAACGACTGGGATGGATTTTTCGCTGCGTTGCTGGGCGCAGCAAGCATTACCCCAAACGGTATCGTGGACACAGCGACATCGTCTCAATATTTCACGGCGTTGCAGGCTGCCGTGCCTGGACGGTTACTCGGTGCACCTCGGATATTCAGTACTCCGGGGACTTTCACGTATGCGCCAACAGCAGGTACGAAATTCGTAATCGTTGAGGTTCAGGCGCCTGGCGGTGCTGGTGGCGGTGCAGTAGCAACAGGCGCGGGTCAGAGTTCGCTTGGTGCGCCCGGTGGTGGCGGCTCGTACGCAAAGAGCCTTCTGACATCAGGCTTCTCAGGTGCGTCTGTTGTGGTTGGCCTTGGTGGCGCTGGCGTATCTGGCGCAGCAGGTAACAACGGAGGCACATCATCATTTGGCGCAGTCATTAGTTGCCCTGGTGGTCGAGGAGGAGCGGTTACAACTGCAGGCTCTGGAGCAGCATTTGAGATTGGAACGCTAAATAGCTCAGCCCCAACAGGCGGCAATATATCATCCAACGTAGGCAGTGGTAGCACTAGAATAATCTCACTCACCTCGATAACTATTGTGGCAGGTAATGCGGGCAGTACAATATTTGGTCCGGGCGGTCAGTACCTTAGCTCCGGATCGAATGGCACAGCATCTACATCTTTTGGTGCTGGTGGTGGGGCTACCGGCAATATTCCAAGCTCGTCCGCTCTCACAGGTGGCGCAGGCGCGCCTGGTGTCGTAATCATTTGGGAATATGCATAAATGAAAACTTACGCACTGATTGTAGATGATAAAGTTTTTGAGATCATACCCCCATATATAAATCCGGATGGTGTCGATGTCCCAATAGAGGACAGATACACACCCGAATTCGTGACCATGTGCGCGGTTATACCGGAAGGTATCACTGTCAACCAGGGTGATTCATATGTGGACGGTGTTTTTGGACCACCAATTGTGATTCCACCAACACCTGCTGAGATTTTGACAAGTCAGAGCATCAAGCTCCAGGGATTTACGCAGCTTGCAGCGGCGCAGAAGGTTGCACTGACGAATCGAATCGGCACGATTAACGATGCTATCGAACTTGAAATGGTAACCCCTGCTGAGGAAGCGGAATTACCGGTTCGCACACTTCAGCTCAAAGCTTGGAAGACTTACGCGGTTTTGCTGGGACGTATCACCAGTCAAAGCGGATGGCCACCCGAGGTGGAATGGCCAGTACAACCGTCAACCGGGATGGATTTGACGGTGTCAGCCGCTGCACCTGAGATCGTATAAATCGTTATGAGCCGCCACTTGTTCCTTGAGCTGGCGGCTCATAACTTTTCGATCCCCCGCCGACGTGGTGATCGGCTTCACCCAGCTACATGCCGTATCAATCGGGACGGTCGTGCTTTGACAGCCTTGCGTCAAGCTCAGCATCAGAATCAGCAACCACTGTGACTTCAACATGTGCACGTTCCTTGACGGCCTGTACCGTCGCTTTAGCCTGTTCGACTTGTTGGGTTTGTGACGCCTGTTCGACGCCCTGGGTGATACCACTCGATTTACCGATGCGGTGACCGGCAAGTGCCCCGAGAATTGCGCCCACGACGCCGATGATAATACCGATAATCGCTGTCAGACTCATTGGAGTCGCCCCTCCCGCATCGCGTAGACAAGTCGTACAGCACGGTCACCTGTTTGCGTATACCATGATGAATTCTTCATCTCATCGGCGGCATTCTGAAAGTCCAGGCGCGCCAGCGCCGCGATGAAACGTTTGAAACCGCCGAGTCGCACGATACCCATGTTGAACGCCATGTTGACGACAACTTCCTGACGTACATCGTCGAGTTTATCGAAATTCGATACCAGTGCACGAGCGATACCGACAGCCTCATTGATGTCGTTGGATAGCATCAGGTCAATCTCATCATCACGTAACCCACGGTCATCGATATTGCGACCCACGCCAATCGTGAGCTTCCCCACTGTGTCGCGGTATAGTCGACGTTTACGACCCTCATCGACTGCGAGCTGTGCGGCCAGCCGCGTGCGGTTCATACCTTCGGCCCTGATACAGATGGTTGATGAATTTGAAGCGCAACAAACGTTGCCACGGATAGGCCGAGCATCACGAGTTTGTAAGTCTGCGGATCGATATATTCCTGAATCGACGGCATGAATCCGATCAAGTCGTTCAAGCTCAGCGTGCCGACGGCAGCCAGAAGCCAGGTACTGTATCGGCGCCAGCAAGCGCGCCACTGTGGGATTAATTGCATGTGCTGTTACCTCGTGTAGAATGTCAACACCCTCATCATACTGGAAGTTATTCATGAAACCTAAAGTAGCCGACAAGAAGCCATCCAAAGACGCAGGCGGTATGGGACGCAGCAAACCAGCAGCGTCAACCGGCGACAAGAAACCGGTCAAGAAATGATTATATCCGTGCTGCTGTGCGTGATCGGCATCTTTGCATGGTGTCAACCGTCGGCAGCACGGCGTAGAACCGCGTTCATGTTTGCCACACCCACCATTTTGTTCACCCTTGTATCCGGGTTGCTCAGCGACCAATGGTATTACATAGGTGCCGCACTAACTGATTCGCTTACCATCATACTGCTATCATTTTTCGTTACTATCGATAAACTGGCAGTACGGTTGATGATCCTCAGCGCTGTATCTCTGTCCCTCAATGTTGTCGGGTTGGCGATGTACGAGATGCATCAACCCTCGACAATTTACGACGCGCTGTTCATCGCCCTGTACATCGGGGTAGTCATCGCACTTGCGGATCAGGAATGCTCAAATGTGGGAATACGTAGAGCTGGCAGGTTACGTCCTGGGCATGTTCGCGATGCTGGTGCAAGCCTTCGTATTAGTCATCAGAGCGATCCGAAAGTATGAATATTCTCGACTCTCACGGCCCAAGCTACGTGGTATCGGCAAGCACGACAGTGACAGGTCTATCGACGTGGTTAAATCTGATCCCGAGTGAGATCGGTAAACTCGCCACCGTCGTCGGTATCATCCTGTCGATCACCCTCATCGTCATGCATGTACGCAAAATGCGCCAGGAAGCGCGAGAGTCTGCATTACGTGAAGAGATTCTGCGTGAACAACTCAGACGTGAAAAAGCCTCGAACAGTGCCGAGGCTACGTTGCGCAGCGTGGGTTAAGCGTCAGGCCAAGCGTCGATAATATTGTTTGGAATAACTTCACGGGCTTTTTCGTATACCCAGCGCAGAGCGGTCGCCTGATCGATCAGGCCTTGAGGTGAACAGTAGTGTGCATAGTTTCCACTGTCGTACAGGATATTTGCACACCCGTCCCATTTGATATCTCCGTGAATCACCTCTTCCAGTCCGACGATCTCGTTACTGTCAACGTATCGACCTTCGATTTGATGAACTTTGAAAGACAAACGATAATCCATTGCCTCCCACTCGATTACAAACCCGTGGTCACCGCATATCTCATCACGACCAGTTATCAGTATTTCGGTCATTTGATTCATCCCCTGTTGTGTGCGACCAGTATCACCTAGCATGACGAACTCGTCAACAACGGATTCACCAGTTTCTCTGTTTCTTGTATATACCAACGATAGTCGACATCGCTCCAGTCGAAGTGACGCGCATCGGCGCACTCTGTGACGCGCCAGCCGCTGCATATACCAGTTTCGCGGGTGTCATGCTTGCTGCGATTGCCCGTGTGGATTCGTGCGTCCCACGGCGTACCAGCGCTGTCGAGGTCACCGGGTTGACCCGCGATCTCACGCATCACGGCGTTGAAGTTCGAGTCGGTCAGCTTCGCTTTACGCTTCCACGTCCCAGGCTCGCCCGTCGGCGGTGCGACCTTCACGAGCGTTCCACCGTTGCGACTGACGAAGTAACGGGTTGTCCCCTGCAACTGTTGATCGATGCCCCAATCCTTGAAACGCAAGTGTAGCGAGTTCGATCTTGGCACCTTGGCGCGGCACATGAAGTCGAACGGGTCACGGTGATTGGTGATGAACGCACGTACCGATTCGCCGCGCACCAACGCCGCTTCAGCCGCCCGGGCGACCACCTGTGCCGACGGGTCTTGATGCCACAGGGTGTTGTATTCGTACGCGCCTTTGCGCTTGAGCTTACCACCCTCGTACTCCGCGATGTACGAATTGACGTCTCTGATAATCATTCGCGAATAGAGCGCGTATTCGAGGTTCAGTTGCGTCACACTCTCCCACCACTTGCACACGCTGTAGAAATGCGCCTCAAACGACCGTGGAATACGCACTGTGAGGCCGTCGGTGTTGCACTGAATCATCGTCATGTCGGGGATTTTGACGAGTTGTTCAGCGAGCATGCACAGCGACAGTTGACCATTGATAGTGGTCGCCATCGTGTAATACGGATCGAACAGACAGCTGAATTTGTTGTTTGAGTTGCCGTATGACGCGTTTAGCGATTCCTTGAGTGCAGCGTTTTCGGGTGTTCCCTTCGCGAAGGTTGCACGCTGAAGGAATACGCCGTTGTAACTGTCGCAATACGCTTCCCCCAGGTGCGCTGGGTACAGTCGATTGACGATAGCCATTTTCGGATAGAACGACGTCACATCGGCATCGATGATCATGTATTCGTCATCGGACCTCACGATCTGCGAAACGACAGACCCGTGGATTCCCCCAAGACCGAACACATAGTCAAACCCGTCGATGGTCGCCTCGATGTTGGCGAATGCACCTTTCGTCTTGACCTCTTCACCCATGTCGGTTCGACGTAGCGTTTTCGCTTTGAACTGCTCAACGACTTGAATGAATTCGGGACGTTCGAACTTGACATATGGAAAGATCACGTCCCCGAGGTTGATACTATCGCGGTACGTTTGGCGGGGATGCTTACCCCCTGGTCCTCGGTCAAAACACACAATGCCGGACGCTTCCATCTCTTTGACGAGAATCGTTGCGCCGATTTTGGTGTTACTCATGTTCATCATGCGAGTTTCGTAACGCTTCGACAGCGCCTCGCGCAGATGCACCTCGGGGAGAATCCGAACGTAGAACTTCAGAGTTTCTCGGACGTCGTGTTTGTTGTACGCGATCAATTCGTCGATCTGATCATCGCGCAGCGGGATACCGACGGGGAATGGGAGGTCGATCACGTTACGCGAGCGCATGACGATCTCAAGCGCCTTGAGGCTGGTGCGCTTGTTGTTGTTATCGAAGTGACAGATTTTCATTGGGTCGAGTTGTTCGAATACGTGGTCGCTCTCCCAGATAGTCATACCGAACCGGTCGGCGTCACTCGCCTTGAGGATTTTCATCGCATGGACGTAGATCTGCGCCGCCGTGGCGTTAGGGTTCGCGACGAGCCAATGAATGATCGGATAGTCGAATCCCAGGTTGTTGTAACCGATACCACGTGCTTTGCTGCGACCCAGGCCCAGTACGAACTCGATCAGCTCGACAACTTGATTGCGACGGTCGGAAATCTCGAACACAACCTCTAGCCCGGACGCTGCGTGAATAAACGACGCTGTGATCACATTGGGGTAAGTTTCCAAATCCCACCCCCAATCCCGTGGGTCGAGCGGCGCAGCAACGCTGAACGCTTCAGGGGTGCCACAGTGGGGGCATTTGTC